GCTAAGCCTGTGAAGATGGCTGAAGGCGGTATGACAAAGAAGCAAACTGCTAAAGTGGCTAAGGTGATGGGAGAGTTCAAAGAAGGAACTCTTCATAGCGGCAAAGGTGGCCCTGTTGTTAAAAACCCTAAGCAGGCCCTTGCCATCAGCTTGTCTGAAGCTAAAGTGAAGCCTAAGAAGAAATGAACAAAGAACCAAAGATTCGTAGCCTTGGTAAAGTGTTGACGGCTGGTGTAGCCAACACCGTCTACACCTGCCCACCCAACTATATCGCTAAGATGACTTTGTTGTTTGTTTCCAATCATGGCGGCAACAACAAGACTGTTTCCATTCAATGGAATGATAGCAGTGCTAGTCAAAGCTATTACATTGTTGGCGGCTATGTATTGGCTGCTACAGGCTACTTAAAGCTTGATGGTAGCTATCTTGTTCTCAATCCCGGTGACACTGTCATTGTCACTCCAGAAGCTGGAGCATCAACCGATGCCACCATCACCGTTGAAGAACATTATGAACAAGGACTATTCTAATGGCTAAAGAAATTACAGAACAACACAAGCGCTTCCTTGAAGTGCTGTTTAGCGATGCAGGTGGCAACATCAACCAAGCTATGAAGATGGCAGGGTTCTCTGATGGCTACAGTCGTCGCACCCTCACCAACTATCTCAAGGAAGAGATCATCGAAGCTACACAGCTTTACATTGCTATGGCAGCGCCAAAGGCTGCGGTGGCTATGATCAATGCCATTGATGATCCTACAGAGCTTGGCTTGAAAGAGAAGATGTCTGCTGCTAAAGACTTGCTTGACCGCGCTGGTTTGGTCAAGACTGAGAAGGTACAAGTTGAAAGCACTGGTGGCATTATGGTGTTGCCTGCGAAGGAACGCGAGGAAGATTGATGGCTGATGCTACTGTGGACACGTTCGATTTTGGCTTAGGTGTCTTCATACTTCCACAACCTGCACAGTCTGCTGAGTATGTTAAGATACCAAGACTAGCCCGTACTATTCCTTTTGGTTACAAGATTGACGAAGAGGATGACGGGTGGCTACAACCTGTAGCGCTTGAGCTTGAAGCGCTTGAAAAAGCTAAGAAGTATTTGAAGCAATACAGTTCAAGGCAGGTGGCAGCATGGTTGACCACTGTGACGGGTAGAGAGATAAGTCATGTTGGTCTTTTAAAACGTGTAAAGAATGAACAGTCCCACAAACGCAAATCCTCTACTTATCGAAAGCTTGCCGATGGGTACGAAAAAGCCCTTAAGAAAGCGCAAGAGTACGAAGAAAGAACCGGAAACAAAGACGGCAGCTTCTTCGATAGTGATCGATACGTCAAACTTAGAGAGTCCTTCAGCGGAAACGATTGAGCCTGCTCAGCCTGTACGCGACAATGTCATCTTCAAACCCAACCCCGGCCCACAAACAAACTTCCTAGCCGCCTCAGAGCGTGAAGTGTTGTATGGTGGTGCTGCTGGTGGCGGTAAAAGCTACGCCATTCTTGCCGATCCTCTACGCTACATAGCCCATCCGCAATTCTCTGGATTGATTTTGCGTCACACGACAGAGGAATTGCGAGAACTCATTTGGAAATCGCAAGAGATGTATCCGAAGATATATCCCGGCATCAAGTGGAGTGAGCGAAAGATGCAATGGCAGCATCCAAGTGGTGGTAAGTTGTGGATGTCCTACCTTGACCGTGACGAAGATGTCATGCGTTATCAGGGTTTGTCGTTCTCCTACATCGCTTGGGACGAGTTGACGCAGTGGCCTACACCGTTTGCCTACAACTACATGCGTTCTCGTCTGCGTACTGCTGCTCCAGACCTGCCCGTGTTCATGAGAGCTACCACCAACCCCGGTGGACCCGGTCATCAATGGGTCAGGAAGATGTTCATTGTGCCTGCACCGTCCGGTAAGAGCTTCTATGCCACCGATGTTGAGACAGGTGAGACACTGGTCTACCCCAAAGGGCACAGCAAAGAAGGTTTGCCGCTGTTCAAACGCAAGTTTATCTCGGCTAAGCTGGCAGACAACCCCTATTTGGCTGAGTCTGGTGACTACGAAACCATGTTGTTGTCTCTACCAGAGCACCAACGTAAGCAATTGCTTGAAGGCAACTGGGATATTGCAGAAGGCGCAGCGTTTTCTGAGTTCAATAGAGCTATCCACGTAGTAGACCCCTTTATTATCCCCAGTAGTTGGCCTAGATTTAGGTCGGCTGACTACGGATACGGTAGCTATAGCGCTGTATTGTGGTTTGCTGTAGCGCCCGATGACAGTTTGGTGGTGTATAGAGAGCTTTATGTCAGCAAAGTGTTGGCAGAAGACCTTGCTGTGATGGTAATGAACGCTGAAGATGGCGAAAAGATACGGTATGGTGTACTAGATAGCTCATGTTGGCACAAACGTGGTGATACTGGACCGTCAATTGCTGAACGAATGATTATGAAGGGGTGCAGATGGCGACCTGCTGACCGTTCTGCTGGTAGTCGCATCGCAGGCAAGAACGAAATACATCGTCGGCTGCAAGTTGACCCAATGACGGAGCAACCTCGTGTTGTTTTCTTCAATACATGTACACAAATCATTGCTGATCTTCCTACATTGCCTATCGACAAGACAAACTTGGAAGACATCAACACTAAAGTTAGCAATGACCACACCTATGACGCATTGCGCTACGGTGTTATGAGCCGTCCACGTAGTGGATTGTTTGACTTCGATCCTTTTGCACGAAACTCTGGCATGCCTGTGTCCGATCAGACATTTGGTTATTAAATCAGCGCATGTTATACCTTTATTTATAATCTGGAACACTTATGGCACTCATTGATAAACCATCTAACGACAAGACGCTGGCGCTTGACGACACAAACAAAGCTGATGACCTGCTCAGCGGATCAGGACTAATTGCTTTCGTTGAAAAGCGATATACAAAGTCTGAAGAGTCTCGTCGTACCGATGAAGAGCGTTGGCTCCGTGCCTATCGCAACTATCGTGGCCTGTATGGTCCTGATGTTAAGTTCACTGATACCGAAAAGAGCCGTGTATTTGTGAAGGTGACAAAGACTAAGACGCTTGCAGCGTATGGTCAGATTACAGATGTGTTGTTTTCTAACAACAAGTTCCCTTTGAGTATTGACCCGTCTGTATTGCCTGAAGGCGTGGCAGCGGATGTTCATTTTGATCCTAAGCAGCCAGCTAAAGAGACTCCACAGATTCCATTTGGTGATGAGGGCGCTGCCAGTATCGGTAATGACTTTGATTTGGACAAGCTTGAGGAAATGCTTGGTGCGCTGAAGGATGATCTGAAGGACATCCCCGGCTTGAAAGAGGGTGTTGGCGCATCACCTACCTCTGTTACTTTCAGTCCCGCTATGGTGGCCGCTAAGAAGATGGAGAAGAAGATTCATGACCAGCTTGAAGAGAGTGGTGCAAGTAAGCATCTCCGCGCTTCAGCTTTTGAGATGGCACTGTTCGGTACAGGCGTGATGAAGGGTCCGTTCGCTGTCAATAAAGAATATCCAAACTGGACAGAAGACGGTACATACAAACCAACAATCAAAACTGTACCAGAAGCTTCACATGTTTCCATCTGGAACTTCTATTGGGACCCTGACGCTAACAACACTGAAGAGTGCCAGTATGTTATTGAGCGTCACAAGATGTCGCGTACACAGCTTCGTGCTTTGAAGCGCCGTCCTCACTTCCGTAAGAACGTCATTGATCAAATCATTACTCAAGGCGAATCTTATTCTAAGAAGTATTGGGAAGATGACTTGCGTGACTACGCTCCCAACTTTGCTGTTGAGCGCTTTGAAGTGTTGGAGTATTGGGGCAACGTTGACATTGAGTTGCTTGAAGAGAACGACATTGAAATCCCTGAAGCATTCAAAGACGGTGACGAACTGCAAGCCAACATTTGGTATTGCAACGGTATGATTATCCGTTTGGTGTTGAACCCGTTCAAGCCTTCTAAGATTCCCTACTACGCTGTCCCTTACGAACTCAACCCATACAGCTTGGCTGGTGTTGGTATTGGTGAGAACATGGACGACACACAAACCTTGATGAACGGCTTTATGCGTATGGCTGTGGACAACGCTGTGTTGTCAGGCAACCTTGTCTTTGAAGTTGATGAAACCAACCTTGTCCCCGGTCAAGACATGTCGGTCTATCCCGGTAAAGTGTTTCGTCGTCAAGGAGGTGCTCCCGGTCAAAGCTTGTTCGGTACAAAGTTTCCTAACGTGTCGCAAGAGAACATGCAGTTGTTTGACAAGGCTCGTCAGCTTGCCGATGAATCGACAGGCATGCCATCGTTTGCTCACGGTCAAACTGGCGTGAGTGGTGTTGGTCGTACAGCGTCAGGCATCTCCATGCTGATGAACGCTGCTGGCGGCTCCATCAAGACCGTCATTAAGAACGTTGATGACTACCTGCTCTCCCCACTTGGTAAAGCCTTCTTCAACTTCAACATGCAGTTTGATTTCGATCCCACCATCCGTGGCGACTTGGAAGTCAATGCACGTGGTACAGAAAGCTTGATGGCTACTGAAGTGCGTAGTCAGCGACTGATGCAGTTCTTGCAGATCGTTAGCAACCCTGCGTTGGCTCCGTTCGCTAAGATGCCTTACATCATCCGTGAGATTGCTAAGTCGATGGACTTGGACCAAGACAAGGTGACTAACAACATGGACGAGGCTGCACGTCAGGCTTTGTTGATGGGGCCACCACCCGCACCTGCTGGCGCTCCCGCTGAAGGTGCTCCACCTGTACCGGGCGCTGGCGTAGCTGACATGACTGGTGGCGGCGCTGGCAACATCGGTGTTGGTGCTGCTGCACAACCGGGTGAGCAAGGCTTCTCTGGTAACAGTGCTGGTCAACCACCACAACCTCCACAGGGTGCTTAATAAATGAGCAAACCTTTTCTGCCAAAACTCAAGGGTATGCTCAACAGTCCTCATATGTGGGATGCCTTTGTTGACAAGCTCGACTACGACATTGAACAGCACCAGCGTAAGTTGGAACAAGCTACAGAATTGAGTGAAGTGTTTAAGGCTCAAGGAGCCATTGCTGCATTGCGTCAGCTAAAGTATTTGAAAGATGAGATCAATCATGCAGGCTGAAATGAACAAACTGTTTGCCGAAGGTGGCGTAATGCAAGAGGGCGGCACAGTCGATCCTGTCTCTGGTAATGAAGTGCCTGTTGGTGCTATGGCAGAGGAAGTCAGGGACGACATTCCTGCACAGCTTAGCGAAGGCGAGTTTGTCTTTCCCGCTGATGTGGTGCGATTCATTGGTTTGCAGACATTGATGAAGCTGCGCGATAAAGCCAAGACTGGTCTTCAGCGTATGAATGAGATTGGTCAGATGGGTAATGCCGAAGAAGTACCTAACGGTGAAGCTTTGTTTGGCGGCGAAGAGATGGATGATGAAATGTTCTCGTCTGAGATTGACTCTCTCATGGGTGAGATGGAGTAAGACATGGCAGATGCTTCTAATATAAGCAAGCTGTCTGAGCAAATCTTAGGTCAAGGAATCTCAGATAAGTGGCAGGGTCAAGGTTTTGGTTCAGCTAAAGCAAACGCTGAAGACATGGCTAAGATTCTTGCAGGGATAGGTATCACTGACATCAATCAGTTTGGTGAAATTGATGTTCCTGCTGATGTTGCTGTCACTCCCGTTTATGACTATCGAATGGAAGATCGTGGTGGTGAAGAAGGCACTGTTCGTGTACCCTACGTTGTAGGCTACACAGGACCGGACGGTAAATCCGTAGATCAAAGTTTGGTCAAGGCGGCTGACGTTTGGCAAGGCGGTGGCGACAGCGGAAACTACGAGACTGTTTACTCCGCGCCTATTGGCACAGCAAAAGCCTATGGCAACAAAGAAACAGGAACAGCCGTACCAAACACGTATGGTGAACGACAAAACGAAAACGCTTGGGGTGGTACATACGCTGGTAAAGGTAACACTGGTTATCGCGTACAGTTTGTAGAAGGCAAACCAATCTTCTATACAACAGAACAAAGTAGTAATACCTTGGTGGGTATGATTGGCGATAACAAACTACTCGCTATTGCTGCCAACATTGGTGCAGCCTATTTTGGTGGACCCGCTGGTGTTGCTGCATTACAGGCTGCTCAAGGTAAAGACATTGGTGATATTGTCAAAGCTGCTGCTCTCACTTATGTGGGTGGACAAGTTTCTAATGCTGTATCTGGTTCTGCGTCAGTCATTGATACGCTTGGAAAAGCTGGTGCGAACATTGCGGGCAAGGCTGCTGGCGCTATTGCTACAGGCCGTGATCCTATCAATGCTGCCATCAGTGGTGGTTTAGGTACGATGGCTGGTGAGAGTGCAGGACTTACAGGTGATGTGGCATCAACTGTTGGTACATCTGTAGTTAGTGGTATCGCGGCTAGTTTTCGTGGTCAAGATGCTACAGATGCCATGATTACTGGTGCTGTTACAGGTTATCTGAGTAATACAAAGACTACCAATAAAACTGGATATGATGCCACTGAGTTTGAAGGTTCTCTTGCTAAAGAAACAACAGATTACAACATTGATGACGGTCTTGATACAGGTTTCGATGCCACTGAATTTGAAGGCTCTCTTACTAAGAAGACTGATGACGGTAACTTTTTATCTACCGTTGGTGATGCTGCATCGAAAGTGTTTACTGGTATGTCAGGCGCTGCTGCTGTAAAAGCTGGTGTACTTACAGGGCTGGCTACAACCACTAATAAGTCAAATGATCTTACTATATCCGGTGGCTTAGGTGGTCGAACAACTACTACTGATACATCTGCCATGAATCTCAGTCAAGATGATCTTTACAAGGATGCTCCTATTAAGGGTTATCACATGAAGCAGAATGCTGAAGGACGATACATTCCCTACATTGGCGATAGAGCATTGTTAGCTAAAGGTGGTTTTGTTAGTAAGCGAAACTAAGGTATACTATGAATACCAGAATCTGTGACGGGCAGATTGGTACTAAACAATAACCCGTCATCATTGGCTACCTGACTCCGGGACAATAGTGTCTCCTACAGCGCAGCCCCAACTTAAAAGGTATTTATGACTGAAGTAGTCTTGGATCAAAAGCAACAAGCCGTTGCAATTGCACCGTTTGGTAAACGCAATGCTAACCGTGAGCGCATTGAACGTGAAGAAGAAGAACTGAAACAACTCACTGAAGGTAAGGCTGATCCTGCACCAACTGCGGATGAACCCGCAGACGATGACAGCAATCTGACCGCAGAAGAGAAGAGCTTTAAAAAGCGCTACGGTGATCTTCGTCGTCATTCGCAACAACAACAAGTGACGTTGCAGAAACAAATTGATGAGTTGCGTAGTCAGCTTACTCAGTCTACCGAGAAACAAATTAAGATGCCTACCAGTGAAGACGAACTGGCTAAGTGGGCAGAGACATATCCTGATGTGGCGAAGATTGTAGAAACAATTGCCATTAAGAAAGCCAAAGAACAAACCGCTTCTATTGAAGAGCGCTTTAAAAACTTGGATGAGCGTGAGCGCTTGACAGCACGTGAGAAGGCTGAGCTTGAACTCATGAAGATTCATCCAGACTTTGACACCATTCGAGACACTGATGATTTCCATAACTGGGCAGAAGAGCAACCAAACTGGGTGCAACAGGCTCTATATGAGAATGATACAGATGCTCGTTCTGCTGCTCGTGCCATTGATTTGTATAAGATTGATCGTAATATTACTAAGGCGAAGTCGAAGAAAGAAGACACTTCTGCTGCCGAGGGTGTACGTACCCGTAGTGAGCGATCAGCCCCAACAGGTAAAGACACTGAAGGTGTAATTTATGAGTCGCAAGTACAGAAGATGACTAGCAAACAGTACGAAGCGAACGAAGAAAAGATCAACGCAGCTATGATGAGTGGTAAATTTATTTACGATTTGAGTAGCGGCGCACGATAAAGGTTGACACAGGCTGAAAAAGTCTGGTATAACTTTTAACAGGATGAAAAGGGTAGCTCCCCTGACAGTGCTAACTCACTGCCTAGTCCTTTGCTAAATCTAGTTAGGGATTGAAATGAATGATGTTGTTAAGACTTGCAATTGTTGCAAGGTTGAAAAGAGTGTTAGCGAGTTCGGTATAGATAACTCTAAAGCTGCGGGTATTAAATCTTCATGTAAAGATTGTAATAACTCTAGTATTAAGCTTTGGAGAGAAAAAAACAAAGATTACCGATTGTCTTATGACAAACAGTACCGTGCTAACAACAAGGAAAAAATTAGCATCAAGAATCAGAAGCGATATGCTAATCTTACACTTGATGAGAAGTTTGATCAGTTGGTCAAGACCGCTGATAAACGAAAGAAAGTAAATTGTTTTATTACTGTTGAACATCTTCATGATGTTTGGCAGCGACAAAAAGGTCTGTGTGCATACACTAAGTTGCCGCTATCTAGCGAAGCTCACCAACTTAATACAGTAAGCCTAGACCGAATCGATAGTGACAAAGACTACACCGCTGATAACATTCAGCTAGTCTGCGTACCTATCAATAGGATGAAGTTGGATTATTCTGAAGATCAGTTTATTCAACTTTGTATGTTAGTAGCGCAAAACGTTAGTAAGCAGACAACCTAGTTGATCTAGCCTATACGAATACTCTAATAGCTAGGGAGTATTCTTATACACCTAGAAGAGACAGCCCTGTGGAACTTGTTAGCGTATGTTTTATATGTATGCCAATATATCTATAGGAGATTTTTAAATGGCTTTTCCTTCCGCACCCGGCTACGGCAATTTGCCCAATGGTAACTTCAGTGCCGTAATTTATAGTAAAAAAGTACAACTCGCGTTTCGCAAATCGTCCGTCGTCGAAGACATTACCAACAATGATTATTTCGGCGAAATTGCGCAGATGGGCGACAGCGTAAAAATTATCAAGGAACCTGAAGTTAGCGTTCAGCCCTACAAGCGTGGCACTCAGATCACTGCTCAGGAACTGGACGACGAAGACTTCACCTTGGTGATTGACCAGTCGAACTATTTCGCATTCAAGTCTGACGATATCGAAGCTGCTCACTCGCACGTGAACTTCATGCAAATGGCTACTGACCGTGCTGGCTACCGCCTGCGTGACCAGTATGACCAAGACGTGTTGGGTTACTTGTCGGGTTACACACAGTCTGCTCTGCATGCCGTGGCTGACACTGCCCGTACTACCGCCCCCGGTACTAAGGCTGTTGCCACTGCTGGCGCTGACGAACTGTTGACCAGCATGAAGCTGATCAAGGGTAGCTTCAGCAACATCACTACTGCTTCTGCTGGTGATCACTCCATCCCTTTGTCTCCACGTCTGCCCGGTGCTACCGCCGTGTCTACTACGACAGCTACCCCTCTGCAAGTGATTGCACGTATGGGTCGTCTGTTGGATCAGCAGTTCGTTGACACTCAAGGTCGTTGGTTGGTTCTCGATCCAATCTTCGTTGAGATGTTGAAGGACGAAGACAGCCGCCTGTTGAATGGTGACTTCGGTGGTTCCGGTCTGCAAAACGGCTTGATCCTGAACAACCTGCACGGCTTCCGTATCTATGTGTCGAACAACCTGCCTAAGCTTGGCACTGGTGCTGGTACTGCTGGTACTGCTAACCAGAACGCCAACTTCGGTGTGATCGTTGCTGGTCAAGACGCTGCTGTGGCAACTGCTCAGCAAATCAACAAGACTGAGACTTACCGCGATCCCGACAGCTTTGCTGACATCGTGCGTGGTATGCACCTGTATGGACGAAAAATCCTTCGCCCGGAAGCTATTGTTACTGCAAAGTACAACGTGGCCTGATGAAATAGGGGAAGCTCAAAAGGCTTCCCCGTTTATACATTTATACATAAAGGAAATTTAAAATGGCTATCGTTCAATCTGTCCGTTACGCTCCCGTTCTCGTTGAGAAGGTCGTGACATTGGGTGGCGCTTCTGCTACCACCGTTGGTATCTCTGTTCCCGCTGGCACTACTGTGTTGGCTGCTGGTTTTCAGAACTTCACCGTTGTTCCTGACGTTACA